TAGTATCTTTTCTTTGTACAGCAAAAGCTGATGATGTGATGCCCTCATAATCTAGAGGGACTTTTCTTATTTCATTATATGGATACATAATTACTCCTTTTTACCAATATTGGTTCCATTAATTGCTAGAGTAACATTAAGAGCACCTCTCTCTCTGTTAGCTTCTGTCTTTATAGTCATACCAAATGGGTCTCCATTCGGTCTTTTAGCTACTGTAAGTGATAATATCTTACTTGCATTGTACGCTATTCTAAATGAGCCTCTAACTGAAGATATATTCATACCTTCAACCATTGCTTGCTTAGTTATTTCAGATACTGCAAATACTATTATATTATTCTTTATAGCTACATCAGTTAATGCACCAGCAATCTCTTCCATTTTCATATTTAGGTCTCTATGCTTTGAAGGCATTAAACCCATATGGTCAATTACTACTATTTCTGGTTTAACTGGTAACATACTTATCTTCTTAGCTAGTTCTACAGCATAGCAGGGAGCATAATCTACATATAACCATTTAAAATCATCACTAAAACTATTTAAAGTTCCTTTAGCGTAATGTTCTCTAAGGTCTTCTTCACTCCATTTATTTTCTATCTGTATAAACCTTTGCCATATTTGCCTTGGAGACATTTCCATCTCTAAGAAATAAGTAGGTTTCTTTAATGCATTTATCCAGTTTTGTAAAAGCATAGTCTTCATTGATTTAGGAGGAGCTTGTATCACTACAAGTTCGCCTGGATATATAGGAAAATCTACTCCATATAATTCTCCTAGATTTATAGGCTTAACATCTCCACTTAGAAAACTCATTAGACTTGCTTCCATATCACTAGCTGTCATTAGACTTTGGGATTTCTTAGATTGAAATAGTTTACATGATGGTTTACAAAAACTATCCATCACATTATCCATACAACCATATCTATATCCTTGTCCTCCGTGACCTCTATAACAATCAGTAACTATTCTATCCATCTCTGTCTTCTTAAATGGATGGTCATCACTACTGACTCTATTTCGCCAATCTTCCATTATTAATCTAACAGTATGTTCAGGATATCTCCATCTTAACCACGCAGCAATACGCAATGCTACTGCATGTCTATTACCAAATGAAGTTCCTTGTAACATAGTAGATATACATGGATGATTTACTGGGTCTGGATTTTGTCCCATATTAGATTGATAGACTTTAGTTTCTTTCTTTTTATTTCTAGCCATACAATCAAAGACAGGATTAGCTGCCTCTAATATAGGAATATTAGCATCTTTTCTTGGACGTTGAGCTAACTGTTGAATATCAAGTGCATTCATTGTATCCAACTCTCCCTTCTTCAGGAATACTTTCCATAATTTAGACTTAGTATTTAATGTATTATTAAGTCTTATTATTCTAGTTTTATCTGTAACGGATGGGTCGGCATATGCAAATATACCATGTTTGTTTAGCTCATCTTTTACTTTTAAATGCAAGTCTTGACTAGGCTCATATCTAAAAGCTGTATTAGGAATACCAAGATGAAATCCTCTACCACTAAAATAAGTATTATAAGGGACATTCTTTTCCTCTAATAACTTACCTAAGCTTAAAGCTTTCATTCTGGCTGTAGCTATATCAGTACCATCAACATCTAAAAGAAATTCGTCAGGCATATATATTTTACCATCAAATCCTGATAGAGATTTATGTTTATTGAAATATTCTACTACATCCTTATCATATCCAAAAAGAGAAACAAATGTATCACGTGCTACATAATACCACAATGATGCTTTATCAGTCGTGTCAAAGTGGTGTCTATCGGCAAAGCCGAAGGCATATTCTCGTATCATATATTCTCCTTGAGGTTAAAATGGGGACTCACATACTCCTTTGCCTAGACAAACAAGGTGTAAGCAAATTAACTAGGACTTATAGGACCAGTTGTTGTCCCCATTTATAGGGTTATTTAGAAAGGACTATCTTCAGCTGTTGTAGCTGTTTTAGGTTTTCTTCCTTCTAGGTATTTTTCTGCAGATGCTTTTATATTAGCAATACGGTCTTCTGTATAATTATCTACAGTATTTTGGAAAGGAGCAGCAGGTGCTACCTTTTGACATACTTCAGCATATCCATTTTCATTCTTATAGAATAATACTTGAAGTTTCTTACCTTTTAATGAAGTAGGACTATCATCAATAGATGCCATCTTTTTACCATCTTCACTTGTATGTTCTTCAAGTATATCAGGATTAGAACTACGTACCATATTAGCTACGCTAAATTCTACTCCATCTTGTCCTCTAGCTTCCCATATTCTACATTTAAGTGTTTCAGGATAATCTTCAAACCATAAATCAATAAATCCTGAGCCATTAAAATCTCCTTTTTTAGCTTGACTTATAGTTACATTTTTCCAACCCTCACCAAAAGATGAGCCTGTGTTTTCTGTTATAGTAATAGGCATTACTTTTCTCCTTGTGTTTTATTATTAATTAATGTCTTACAACTTAATGTTTTACCACTACCAGGTTCTCCTATAATAAGAATCTTTGCTGAATCCCAGCCTTTCTTCTTTATTACATCTAGAATTATCTGATAGTCTTGAGGCATTTCAGGTTCCAATTCTTGACTTCTATCTTTTGCATGACAAAAGTGTTCATCTCTTGCTGTTACCCATAGGTACTCTCGCTCACCTTTTTTATTTTTTCTAACTTTAGTATATAATACAAAGTCAAACCATTTACCGACATCTACCTTAGTAGAACCTTCAATATATGGCATCATTCGTAATACACCATTCTCATTGTCCTGCTCTGCTTTAGAATGACAATTAACAATAAGACTACAAGGTATAGAATTAGTAAAGGCAAAAAAGCTATCTAATTTATCCTTTAGCTTTCCCCATTGCTGAAGTTTTAAAGCATCAGCTGAGCCTTTTAATTCTCTTGCATATTTCTTAGCCATTTCACTTGCTGTATCGATGACCATACATTCTACTTTATGTCCATCTTTAGGAACAACTTTAATAGCTGTTTGATTTACTTTAACACCATCTATATCAACAACTGATTGTACTCTTTCACGAGTCCATAGCTGTGCTATAAATGATGAGAAGTCTGAGAATGTATTAAATTCAAGTGGACTATATCCAAACATTTGTTTAATACTATCTCTGCTTCCTAGTGATTTGTAACCATTTTCTAGGTCAACATATAGTGTTTTCATACGTTTTATTTCCTTTTTTATTTGATTTTTAGTAAGTGTTTAATTTACAATAACTTTAACAATATTAAAAGAAATATTACTTACTTGCATTATATGTATACTTAGCGTAACCCTTCTTAGGAACTATATTAGTTTCAATATCATATCCTTCCTTACGAAGATTAAATATTAAAGCCCCTAATCTAAAGCTTCCATATTTCTCTAAAGCTTCAATAGGTGTTATACTACCATACGTTTGAAGGTGTGTTAATACTTTCTCCTGCTTGGTTACTTTTTTAGTAGGTTCTTTTCCCATCATAATACTCCTTTGCTGTTATTTGATTTATTTTAATATGATTTAAATCTTCAATAGCTGGATAATTATCCCAGTCAAATCCTAGGTCATATCCATAATCTTCCAGCCAATCCCATAAAGCATTTTTAATCTTGCTCATTTTTAGCCTCCTGGTTCTTGCAAAATTGACATATATCTTCATTCTCTTCAAACCACCAATAGACATATCTCATTTCACACTTTTTACATTCTTTAACTGTTTTCATTATTCTTTCTTCCTTATAAGTCTCCAATCACCTTGTTGAAAAGCGTGATATAATATCTTACGCTGCACTTCTGCAGAATTTAATTCACCATCTTCCCATAACTCTTCGTCAGGTACTTCTTCCCAGCTAGAGTATTCTAACATAGTATATAATTCAACTTCTGCATTTAAAGGTTCTGGTAAATCTTCTGGTTTATTGACTACGGGTTTGCATACACAAACCACATAGCCACATTTATCACAAGTAGACATTTAATCTTCTCCTCTGAGTACAGGCATAATACTTTCTTCGTCATTATTTCCAAACCATACCGCTCCACCATCATTACCTTCATCATCAGCTTGAGGTATTACTCTAGTGCCATCATCTAGCATAAAAGTAATAGGTCTATTATCCCACATGTAATCTTTAGCTTCTTGTTTACTCATATATTCAACTTTGATAATTCTTTTG